GTTAGAAGTTGTGAGTTTTTAGGAATAACACCAACATCATAGGTGGTTGTTCCCACCGCTACCGCAGCATCAATCATAATCGACTGAGACATTACGACTTGACCAATGTTAGACACGTTTGTGCCTAATGTTGTTCCTGTTGTGTCTTTAATAGTGCCTGCCCGAATCGGACCTGAAAAAGTAGTCGTACCCATGTCATTCTCCTGTCTGGGTTAGTCAACCACACCATGTGATTGTCAGGGATGTCCAAACCATACACGAGGTCCAGACAAAAAGAAAGGGCCTACCGAAGTAGGCCCTTAGTTGGGAGCATTAAAGTATGCGTTTATGCAACGCCGTAAATGCAACGAGGATCTGAGAACCCAAAGCTATAACGCTCACGAGCCTTATAACGCATGTTGCCTGTGTCGAAGTCCGCTTCCATGTTGGTAGACAACGGGGTCCGCTCAAAGTGGATCATTCCACGAGGAGCATCTGTCATGACAAAGAACGCATCAGGATCAGTCAGGAAGTCGTTAACCGCATAACCGGAAGGCAACATACCCATTGAACGCATTGCGTTAGTGTCATTGTCCGCAGTACCAGACCGAAGATTAGAAGCAAGAATCCGCTCTGCAATAAATTGCAACTGGCGAGGGATAATCATCTTCGTACCACGAAGTGCAATCTTTAAACCACGCTCGTCAACAAATCCTGCGATATTGATAAGGGCATCTTCAAGAGATGTCTCGTTCAAATCAGCAGCAACTGCTGGAACGTTGGAGAAAGTTCCACCGTTTGTGAGAGGGTGGTTATTTGCACAAAGTGCAACACCATCACCACCAGCAGTCGCACCACCTGTGAACGCAGTGTTCAATACAGATGCAGCTTTAACCTGCTTAGTGTGGGCCATTGAACGTGCGAGGGCGCGTGTGTAACGACTGCCAAGGCGGTCATACAAGTTGTCCTCAATAGCTTCCTCAGTGATTGAGAACGCTAGTGCAATGGTTTCGTGGTTGTAACGAGCAGTGTATGCTTCGTTAGCATCGTCAAAATTGACGGCAGCACCTTCCGATTTAGTCGGGGCTGCGCCAAATCCGGACAACATAACTTCCTCCTCAAACGCACGGTCTGAAGATTCTGTTGTGTAGATCTCGGCATGTTGGTTTTCGTACCTGTCGTACTCCATACCAAACAAAGCGTTGAGGCCCGGTTCTAGCTCTTTCGCTAGTTGTGCGCGTGAAATAGCCATTCTTTAGACCTCCTATACGCCAGTAGACGAAACAGTACCCGCAGCAATACCACCATTGGCGGAATTAAACGAGGTGTTTAGTCGTACTATTAAAGGGATACCAGCGACAGTAAAGTCCGCATTATCAGGATCGTCTTGAACCCCAATAATCCGCAACTTGTGAGCAGCGGTAGTTGCTACAGTATTCAAATCTGCTGTTGCAGAAGAAATACCTGAGACATCACTTCCAGACGTAGCTGTCGCAAAGTTGATGTTTTTGAAAACAGCAGCCCTAACTTCAGCTTCTGTGTTCCTCGCACCAATCACATTAGAAGTTGCGATAGTGAAAGTTTGCATTGGGTTGTCATACACAAACGCAGTAATAGGATGGTTTGTATCTGCACCCGCAGCAGTTCCTTGCCAACTAGCAGAGAAAATCTTCTTACCGTCTGATGCGCGAACGAACTCGCAACCCCAGAACACACCAAGAAGACCAACGTTACCACCAGCCGCAGCTTGCGCCTCGGAAATAGTACCGTCAGCAATAGGTATCACGGGCGAACCCTGATACATTTTAGTATTGTTGTTAGACGCAATGCGGTACTGAGTTGCCCCAGTAGTGTTCGCACCCTGTCCAACAATGCCAATGGGTCTTAGCCCAAAAGCTCCGTTAGAATTTGCCATTATAGCACCTCAAAGGTTATTCGGAACCTCGTTTTGAGCCTCCGAAGGATACACGACTTTGCCGACTTTGTGATATCGGCATCGAAGGATGTTGGTCCTTCATTAAATCCTGATCAACAGCAACCATTTGTTCGCGGGTCCGGGTCCCGTAATACTCGGCTCTTTCTCTGGCGGTCTCTTCAGGTATGCGACACAGCATCAATCCACCTTGTCCAATGATACCCTCGTACTGACCATCGTCAATAACAGCAATATCATAGTCTGGATACTCGTCCTTACGAACAGGTTCCCATCCTTCTCGCAACTTAGTGTTTACGTTCATCTTGTCATCCTCACCGCGCATTGCGGTACGAACCCAACGATGTTCGAAACCCTCTGGGGGATCAGGAGCATCAAGGCGACTGGGCGGTGCCCATGGTTTTCTACGCGCTTCTTTATCGCGGGTGGTACTCTTTCGAGAAGTTCTTGCATCATCAGCCATATTCTTAATCCTTCACATATTTAGCGTATTCTTCAAGAGGTACGCCTAACTTTTTCGCAATAGCAACTTGCGAAGGGGAAAGTTTGACCGACCTGCGCCCTGTATGGTGTGGTTTGCGGGATGCTGAAGCAGCAGCAGTGGCGACCTGTGCTCCACCCGTTTTCTTAGGCGTCTGAAACTTATGAGGAAACTCCTCACGCATACGACGATCTACCTCACCATAGTACTCATCGCTCGTCGCGTCAAACCCTTGTTCTTCCGTTAACTCCGTATGCAACGCAAACGCAGCCCCCGTCATAACCCTATCCTCACCAAACCATGAGTTTTTCTCAGCCCACTTAGCTGCTTTCTCATCAGGCTTTGGAGCCTGCTGCTGTGCTTGAGGAGCAGGGGTTGGCGCAGGTTGTTGAGCAGCCTGCTTCTGTCGCTGCGCTTGAACTTTAGCAGAGTTAACCTGCTGTTGCTCCACAGCTAAATTAGACATAGCTTGCTGCGCTTCAACCTGACCGTCAACGTTCCCTGCTTCGTAAGCCTCTTTCAAAGCTCTCTTCGCAGCTTCCGTTCTGGCCTTGAGACTACTATCACGTTCATTCAAAAAACCCGTGTCTAAAGTCTGCATCCGAGTCTTTAGGTTTTTATTCTCTTCCAAAAGCTGTTGTGACAATCTTACCGCTTCTTCGCGGTCACGCTCTTCTTGTCGGTATTTCTCCGTCAACTTCTTTATACGTGACTGTACGTTCTTACTGTAAGACTCTAGCTCTTCATCCGCAGCAGGCTCTTCCGCCTCCGCTTTCTCAACTTTTACAGATTCCTCAGAAGACTCAGGCTCTTCAACGATTACCTCTATCTCTTCTGTTTCAACCTCTAGTTCCACCTTTTCCTCAGACATGCTGGACATCATCAGGCTCCAATATTGTAGCTATCACTTCATCATCATTGATGATGCGGACCTCCCCGCCATCAATCCTAAACCTAGAACCGGAATACCGACCAATGCATACCCATTGCCCCTCATCACACCAAGGCTTTGCATCAGGCCCGAACTTGTCCGGGTCCTTATACGCCAAGGGTCCTAGCCTCATCACATACGCTACCACTGTAGCCACTGACTCACGTTCCCTAATCTCATCCGGAATATGCAACCCACTCTTAGTCACAGCTTTGCCTTGATAGGGCATAACTAAAACCCGCCAACCTGTCGGCTGCGGGAGACGTTCGAGTAGCGATTTTTCCAGAAGAGAAGGTTCTAACACCCGTGCTTGGGCATCTACATACGCAGTATCTAAAGGCGTAGACTCGGCAGTTGCCGACTCCTTGTCTTTATTCATTTTCTGCGCAACGTGGTCAGGAAGATATAAAGTCTTCGACATCGTCTACGTTTTTCTCCAGCAAGGACTTGATTTCTTCACGAGCAAAAGAGAGTCCTCGTATCTCTCCCACCGTCATCTTATACTGCTCCCAGTCCTTTACAGAACCGTGAGAAAGAGCCTCTCCTAGATCCTTTTGACGCTCTTCAATTCGCTTATACAGGTACTTTGCCCATTCGACAACGTCCATTATTAACCTTCCATTAATTCAAAGTGAGGGCCGTCGATAAATGGTCTGCGCCCCTGAGATCGTCTTAAATCTATGTACGCATTCATAGCCTCTTCCATGGTTCCTTCCCAATCACGGATATCCCCCACAGACCAAGCCGCTCCCCACTTAATAGCTACACCACAATCAATCGCAGCAGCTTTCATAGCGTCAGCAATCTCATCATAAAGATTCAACTCCCATCTCCCGCCATCAATCCACGCCATGAGATCGACGGCATTCCCATCAAGATGCTTGGAGTTCATCGTTTTTG